CAAAGCTGTCAATGGGTTGCAGCGTACACCTTGGACTATTGATACTCAGGTACTACAGGTCATGCGTCAGGCATGGGACAGTGGACAGGAGTGGGCTGGCCTACCACCTAGGTTTGACCTAGACCTTCCAGCCTATCCCTTTGACAAAGACCCACAAGACTTGAGCGAGGAGGAGAGAAACGTATACAAGGACTGGGCTAAGAACCGTAGTCGTATCTATACACACAACGGTAAGTCTATGTCACGCAGGATACAGGTAGAGAGGACGCTTCAGATTGCAGAGGAGTATGCTAAACATTCAGAGTTCTACTTTGTATGGCAGCTAGACTTTCGTTCTCGTAAGTATCCTGTCGAGTCCTTCATGTCACCACAGGTAGCTGACTGGGGTAAGGCATTGTTATTGTTCAACAATGGTTTCCCTATCAACAATGCTGCTGATGCAGACTGGCTTGCCATTCATGGTGCGAACCTGTTTGGTAATGACAAGGTGTCCTTTGCTGATCGTATTGCATGGGCATGGAACAGTGAGGAGGATATTGTTAGGTGTGCTGAGAACCCACTAGACTATCTATGGTGGACTACAGCGGACAAGCCTTGGCAATTTCTAGGCTGGTGCTTTGAGTGGTATGGTCTACTGCGTGAGGGCTGGGGTTTCTATACTCACCTACCCTGTGCAGCAGACGGTAGCTGCAATGGACTACAGCACCTATCAGCAATCCTTCTTGATGAGACAGGTGGCAGGGCTACTAACCTGATACCATCAGACCTACCCTCTGACATCTACTCAAACGTAGCGGAGAGGACAACAGCCCTAGTAGCAGCAGATGCAGAGCAGGGTAATGAGCTTGCCAAGAAGTGCTTAGAGTTTGGCATTGACAGGTCACTCACCAAGAGACCAGTGATGATTGTACCCTACTCCGGTACACAACACGCCTGTCGTGAGTACATACAGGAAGCAATAACAGACAAGATAATCAAGAAGGGTATACCCAATCCCTTTGGTGATGACCTGTTTGGTGTTGGTGTATACTTATCTAAGCACGTATGGCAGGGTATTAACGAGACCATCTCTTCTGCACGGCAGGTTATGGACTACGTTAAGGATGTAGGTTCACACTATGGTGCAGCCAATCAGCACATGGAGTGGATCACACCAACAAACTTCTTAGTGGTGCAGCCGTACTACAATACAAAGAAGCGGCTCATCAAGACACACATTGATGGTAACTTGGTCTACCTTAGTTACCAGCAGGAGCTACAGGACAGTGTGAACCGTTCTCGTATCTCAACAGGGGCTAGCCCAAACTTCATCCACTCACTGGATGCAGCAGCCCTGACGTTCACCATTAACAAGTGTCTCGATGCTAACATGGTGGACTTTAGTATGGTGCATGACAGCTATGGGACACACAGTCCTAACATGGGTATCATGAGCCACACCCTACGCCAAGCCTTTGTAGATATGTACCAGAACTATGACGTACTACAGGACTTGCGTGACCACGCTGTCGCCACCCTTGGTGACAGTACAATACCACAGCCTCCAGCTAAGGGCAGCTTAGACTTGTCAAAGGTACTAGACTCTGACTATTTCTTTGCCTGATTTCTAAAGTTGACCTATAGCCGAAGCATAACTAAACATTACTTAGGAGTTAATATGACCAAAGCAAAGAACAAGAGTGTTGCAGGTAAGGCCATGTGGGTTAAGGTGTTTGAACCAGACACCAAGTTTAATCCTGATGGTGTCTACTCTGTAGACCTACTCAAACCACAACTAGAAGCAGCAAAGTTGAGTGACTATCTTGAAAGCCTAGTCAATGAAAGACTAGAAGAAGAGGTGAAGTCCAACCCTAAGCTACAGGGTAAACTGTCCACTCACTTGCCATTTGAAGAAGACACAGACCAAGAGGGTACTGAAACTGGAGACATCAAGTTCAAGTTCAAGCTTGATGCAGTAGGTAAGAGACGTGATGGTACTACCTACACCCAGAACCCTATCGTTGTTGATGCTAAGCTAACACCTATGGATGGTAGCGTACTCATTGGTAATGGTAGTACTATCAATGTATCCTTTGAGCCACGTACTTACTACATCCCTGCTACTAAGATGGTAGGTGTGAAGCTGCACCTCCGTGGTGTACAGGTGCTAGACCTAGTAGAGTATGGTAATGGTGCTGCATCCATGTTCGATGAAGAGGATGGGTATGTAGCAGCAGCAGTAGCTAAGGATGACACTACAGATATTTTTGATAGTAACCCTACTACTGGTGATACCGATGACGAAGGGGACTTTTGAGGCAAGGGTCATCAGTGATCTAGATGAACGTGGTGTTCCATATCAGTACGAACCAGAGAAGATACCGTACTATGTGGAACGCCACTACATCCCTGACCTAGCAGTAGACACCATGATTGTAGAATTGAAGGGGTACTTTAGACAGGATAGCCAGCGTAAGATGAAGGCTATCAAGGCACAGTACCCTGACAAGGACATACGCTTTGTATTCCAGAACGCTAAGGCTACAATTCAGGGTGCTAAGAAAAGAAAGGATGGATCAAAGATGACCTGTAGTGAGTGGGCAGACCGTAATGGTTTTGTCTGGGCAGAAGGAACTGTACCTAAGGAGTGGTTGTAATGAGCCTTATTGAAGTTAGAGAAGAGTTTGTATCTGATGTAGACATGAATATGGAGATAAACCCAGAGGGTCTACGATTGTCTGTGTTCATAGATTTAGATGAACTATCACATAAAATATCTTATGAAGATATAGCATACAGTATCATTGATGATTGGCAAGTTGGTCTTATATATGATAAGGAGTATGACAGTATCATAAAAAACCTAGAGAAACTAACGAGAGACCTAAGGGATGCAAGAGAACAGTGAGTTCATAAGGCATGAAGCCTGTCCTCACTGTGGCAGTAGTGATGCCAATGCTTTATATAGCGATGGTAAACACTACTGCTTCTCGTGCCAGACACTTACACCTGCTGATGAAGAGGAATTATTTGTGGAGCAGCCTATTAAATCCAACACCTCTTTTCTAGAGGTGGAACCAACAGCCTTATCTAAGCGGAAGCTAAACCTAAAGACAGTGCAACACTGGAACTATGGCGTGGCTACCTTCAAGGGGCAGAAGGTTCAAGTAGCTAACTACTACGACAAACACCGTAAGCTTGTAGGACAGAAGCTACGGTTTCCTAACAAGGATTTCCTAGTGTTAGGAGACATCAAGAAGGCTGGCCTGTATGGTGAGCATCTCTGCCGTGATGGTGGTAAGATGATTACTATCGTAGAAGGGGAGCTTGATGCGTTATCATTGAGCCAAGCCTTTAACAACAAGTGGGATGTGGTATCAATCCCTCAGGGTATTGACTCAGCTAAGAAAGCAATAGCTAGGTCTATCGAATGGTTGTCTAAATACGACAGCATTGTTCTTATGTTCGACAACGATGATGTTGGGCAGAAGGCAGCGATTGACTGTGCCTCTATCCTACCACCCAACAAGGCTAAGATTGCTAAGCTTCCCCTCAAGGATGCCAGCGATATGCTTCAGGCTGGACGGACAGAGGAGCTTATCAATGCAGTGTGGGGTGCTAAGACATTCAGACCTGATGGTATCGTAGCAGGTACAGACCTATGGGATATTGTTACAGCAGTAGATACTAAGGAGTCTGTGCCTTACCCATACAACGGACTTAACGAGAAGGTTGGTGGCTGTCGCAAGGGTGAGATCGTTACCCTGACAGCAGGTTCCGGTATCGGAAAGTCCCAACTAGCTAGGGAGTTTGCTCATAGTCTTATCAAACAGGGTGAGACTGTAGGCTACATAGCACTAGAGGAGAACGTGAAGCGTACTGCTCTTGGTCTTATGTCTATTGAGATGAACAAACTACTACACCTAAACAACAACGAAGATGTTACAGAACAGGAAATGAAGGATGCGTTTGACTCCACCCTTGGTACAGGGCGTGTGTACTTGTATGACCACTGGGGTTCTACTGACAGTGATAATCTACTATCTAAGATACGGTATCTGGTACGTGGATGTGGCTGTTCTTTCATTGTACTTGACCACATCTCTATTGTTGTCTCAGGACTAGAGGGTGGTGACGAGAGGCGTATCATTGACAACACCATGACCAAGCTTAGGGGTTTGGTTGAGGAGTTGAACTGTGGCATGATCCTGATCTCACACCTCAAGCGTCCGTCAGGTGATAGGGGACATGAGGATGGCGCACAGACATCCCTTGCCCAGCTACGTGGTAGTGCTGCTATCGGTCAGCTTAGTGACATTGTAATAGGATTAGAAAGGAACCAGCAGGACAAGGACAATGCTAACATCAGTCAGGTCAGGGTACTAAAGAACCGTTGGTCTGGAGAGACTGGTCTATGTGCTGCCCTTGAGTATCGTAAGGATACAGGACGTATGGTTGAAACTGTATGGGAAGACGAAGACATTGAAGAAGAATTTTAACTAGTGCGGAGACACAGTATGAAATATATCTGGGATATAGAAGCAGACAACTTACTTGATGATGTAACACAGGTATGGTGTCATGTCTTCAGGAACATAGACACTAATGAGGTACACACCTTTGACCCAACACAGATGCAAGCAGCAATAGACTTTATGGATAAGACAACGACTTTGATTGGTCACAACGTCTTTGACTATGACTTGCGTGTAATGAAGAAACTCTATGACTACACCTACAAGGGTGAGGTCATTGACACGTTGGTATACTCTAGAACAATATGGCCTCATGTAAAGGAACTAGACTTCAAGCTAAACAAGGCGAAACATTTTCCCCTTAAGTTGATTGGTAGTCATAGTCTCAAGGCATGGGGCTACAGACTAGGAGAATTAAAAGGTGATTTCAATAGTGGCAGCGAGAGCTTT